GCCGGAGACGTGGCAGAGCAGTTTGGACCAGGCGCGCCGGCTGCTCCGGTGGGCCCGTTTTGCACGATCGCCAGCGAGGCGATATTGGGCGGAAATTTATCGAGCGCGCAGGTGGTCACTCCGCTCGTGGTGCTACACCAGGAGGCAGCAGCGGTTCCCGCTCCGTTGATGCTGGATGGCTGTAGGCAAGAAAATCCCGTGGAAGGAATCTGCGAGATCCCGGAATCGTTGACGATCGTGAGGCGCAGGCATGGATTCGCTGGAGCGCTCAGCGCGGTATCGATCACTTGCATGGGGACTATGGCGCCGTTGGTGACCGTGGTGCAGGACGGCGTGGAGAGCACGATGCCGCCAGCCGACCCGCCGGCTGTGACTGCCAGAGGATGATTGCTCGTGTCCACCGGCTGCAGACACAGGATTCCCGAGGGTAGCTTACCACCGGCGCTAGTAGCGCTCTGGACGTTGGAGGCTGTGAAGTTGAGCCAGCCTGCGCTTTGACCAAAGCAGACCGGGACGAAAAGAAGACAGAGGATGGGCGGCAGAATGCGCGCAAGTTTTCTCATGGCGCGGTCACGGTAGAGCAGATTCTCAAAGAGCGTCAAGTAACTGGCTAGTCTGCATCTTCATGTTGTGCGTCAGAACGCCTTCCACCGTGAGATAGCGATGGTCGGGACCATCGAGTTCGATGTGCAAGACTTCGACAGGCCGGTCGATACGCGTGATTTTGACTGGCCGGAAACCCTTGACGGTGGCCACGCGCGAACCCTCCGGGATCTGTGAGCACCAGCGTTGCCGATCATCGCCCTCGACAAAGAGTGTGTGGCTGCCGCTGGCGCCGAAGGCGGAGAACCCCTCGACTTCGATCCAGTAATGGTGATCGACCGTGATCCACTCGGCCTGTTTGATGGCTTCGAGCCTGCCGCTTGGCGTGCGCAGGAGGATGCGCCGGCCGCGTTGCTCCGCCAGGTCGAAGGCGAGTTTGATGCGGTCATTGCGCACCGGGCCGATAGAGGTTTGCAGGACGGTACCACGCACCGTGCAACGGTAGGGAGTCCCGCCTCCACTCCCACTTCCACCGCCGCTTCCAACGCTCGTTCCAGAAGCTGTTGTGGTAAAGCTAATGCCTCCAGGTGTGAGCGGTACGCGGCCGTCCTGATGGCAAGCTGCATCTGCATTGGTGTCATAGGTGGTGCTTAGAATTGCGGGCGTGCCAACAGCCGAAGCGGGCGCCACGGCTACGACGGCGGCGTTGATCACATCCCAATAAAGGAAGGCCCAGTATTTGGTGCCTGCCGTGAGACCGGTGACCGCGGCAAGGGAGCCATCGAGAATATAGGTGTAGCCGCCATCAGGCCAGCCAATGACAAGGCTCGCCCACGACAGTGTGGCCGAGGTGGAGGATAGATTGTAAGTAATTTGTCCGGTGAACATGGGAAGCGTGGACGCCTGGGTACGAAGGCTCGAGCTGGATCCGGTCTGAAATACGTCGGTGACGTTCCCTTTGACGTCGATGTCTGCCCAGGTGCTGGGCGCCGTCTGTCCTGCATCCGCAACTTCCAGCAGCAGATGGCTGGCGGCTAGCGTCGACCCGGCGGGGATGCTGAGCGTGCTTCCGTCGACTAGGATGCGCACGGCTACCAGAGCTGTTCCGGTGGGCACGGCGGTGGCCGCGGTGTTCACGCGGGTTAGATTGGACGCAGCTCCAGCCATGGTAAGCACCGCACGCGCGGTGCTGATGATCGCAGACGACGAGTTATAAAACGCGATGTCCGCAACAAGGTTGCCGACCAGCGCGCCTGTGGTCTCAAAGTAGGCCGAGAGCATCAACAGCGTTCCTGCTTGCCATTTTCCGGAGACGATGACCTGAGAGAGCAGCGTCTGCGCAACCGTGAGCGCCGTTGCCTGCGCTGTGTAGGTGGCAATGCCGTCATCAGCCAAAGACGCGACGAGCGTGTCGCTGGCGCGCGGGCTTGTATTCCAATAAGCAAAGCCAGATTGGAAACTGGAGCCGAGCAGCAGGTTGGTGGTGACGCCGATGGCGGTCATGGTGACGCTGGGAGCGGTGGAGAAGGCGGCGTAATTGTCGCTGGAGTCGAAGCCGACAACGATGAACGTCCAGGCAACGCCGGGTGAGACTTGGTATTTCCAGGCCGTGTGCGTACCGGTGAGTCGCGCGAGCATCTTTACCGATCCGCCGGGGTAGCTTCCGTAGATGGCCACGCCCGCGGTGTTAGTCCCGTTTTTCCAACTCAGCGAGGCATAATCCACATAGCTGCCGCTCTCAAGGGTGTAGAGCTCCTTCGCAGTCAGGTTGGTTACGCCTGGTTTGGTGGTCACCTGCGCGCTGGTTTCGCCCACGACAGGAGTCCCTGCCGTATAGCTGTCGGGATCGTAGTCGATCCATTCGATGGTGGAACGGAACTCGCTGGCCTTGCGGATATTGACGACGCGGACAATCTTCTCGCTGCCGGGCTCGCCGTAGAAGTAGGTGGAGAAGTCTTGAGGGGCCTGACTGAACCCGGTTCCGAGCGTGAGAATCTGCGTATTGTTCGGGCCGGGCGCGACGGCGACGACGGTGGAGGTGAGCATGACGTCGGTGTCGTAGAGGACATAAGCCTGCCCGACGACAGGCGTGAACCCCGGCGGCGGCGTTACTAGCACCTGGCCAGCGGCCGCGGAGAGAATCGCGCAGTCCTGGCCGTTGATCACGGCGCGCGTCACGCGGTTGGCGTTGTCGAAGCTCGAGAGACTCACCAGAGTTCCGATGGAGAGGCCGGTGGAATCCGTGTCCGCGTTCACCGCGGACACGGTCCCGGCGTAGCGCTGAATGGACGGAAATTGCACGATGACGTTGTAGGCGGTGGTTCCGTCCCAGGGCAGATCGTCACGGTCGACGGGCAGATCGGTGGTGGTGGCGCCGGGGAGGGTGCGGCCTCCCCATCCCCATTGAGGAACATCGTGCTGCAGGATGACAAGGTTCCCCGGCCGGCAAGCAATGGCTTCCACATCGCACTGGAACTTTCCAGTGCGCAATAGCAGATCATTGCTCAATCCGAGGAAATGGCCGTAATGCCAAGCCTGCGCCGGGTGGGTGATGCCGGTTCCCCGGATGCGGACATTTTTGACGATGGCGCCCGCCGCCTGAGCAGCGGGGTCCATGTAGACGAGGGGGTTGTCGGTGCGATAGTAGCGCGTGCTGTCGGCAAACTCCACCTCGACCTGATTGGCGCGCTCATCGAGGGCGAGCCAAGTTTCTTCAAAGCTGTCTTGCACGATGTTGCCAACGGAGAACATCTGTACCGGCACGTCGGCCTGGTTGACGAAGACGCCGTAGTCGCGGCCCATAGGGATGATGCAGGCGCGCGACATGCGGCCGATGGCCTGAAGTTGATTCCAAAGGTTGTCTTCGTTATCGAAGATGCCATTGAAAACGTTGAGCCGGATGCTGTTGCCGTTGCCGTCGGACACCAGCGTGTCATTCGCCTCGGCCCAGGTAACCCACTCGTCGATGAAGCGCTCGATGTTGGTGGGCTGGATGCCGGGCCACGAGCCGCCGCCGTAGAGCGGGTCGAGCATCATGTCGGCGGCCACACATGCGGGATTGTCTTCCTCAAAGGCCTGCAGAGCGGCGGGTAGTAGATTGTTGTCGAGCGTGCGCAGGCCGTATTCAATGACGGCCGTGATGTTGATATTGGAGCCCGAGAGTTGGTTGGTGGCCAGGGCGCGGACGCCGACCAGGATCATGTTCGGGTAACTCAGATCCTGATAGGTGATTTCGTTGACGGAGTGGATCCAGACTTCCTGACCGCGGTGCGGCGAGTCGTTGTCACCATATTCAATCGTGTTGTCCGCGTTGTTCGATCCCCACTTAGTGACCCGCACGTCGTACTTTCCCGGCGCCAGACCATAGATCGACGTGCGGTTGTAGACCACCTCGGTGGTGTCGTCCACATACTGCACCCAGCCGTTCATCCAGTCCGTGACCATGATCTGGTTGAGCGCGGTATCGATCGGTTGCCACTCGCCCGTGAAGGTCATCATGCTTCGGCCGGAAGAGCCGTCCATGTCATACGTAACGACGAGTTCGGTGAGCGTGTGCTGGTCTCCGGCAGTGTGCGGGCCGTTATCCGTGGCGATGAGGATGCCGGAGTTGGGTGCACAGCCGTTCCACTGTAGACCCCACTTGGGCGTGTCGTCGGTGTTGACCGTGCCGTCGGAGTGGTAGATGACCACGTCGCTCTTGGTGCGGGGCTGAAGCACAGGCTGCCAGTTATAGGTGCCGCTCTCCGCGTATTCGACTTGATAGACGACTTTGCAGGGAAGTTGATTGCCATCTCCAGAGATGTAAAAGACACCGGTAGCGAACATGATGTCCACCTGCATGGCCTGAGTCAGGTCGCCGGTTCCGGGAACAATGACCGAACCGCCAGAGCAAGTAACCTGCGTTTCCTGTGGATAGCCGTTAACGATGCGATTGAAGGCGGGAATGGCGGTCTGATCGTTGGATCCGTAGCGCAGAACTACCTGCACGTCGGAGTACGTGGAAACGTCTTTGCCGTTGATCTGAATGCCGGTGATGGAGCGAGCCGGACCGAACCCATAACAGACCAGGGCGTTGATGTATTGGTTGGAGCCCTCCAGATCGACAAAGCTGGAGATGATGTTGCCGCCACCCATGAAAGTCCCGTATCCCTTGGGAACGACGATGCCCGGCTGCGCCGTGGTCTGAGGACCGCTGAATGCCCAGCTTGGCTGCTGTGCTTTGCTGGCAGTCATGGCGGGCAGGTAGGCGTTGATGAGTAGGTTGCCGCCGACCATGATGGCGCCAGAGGCGATGCTCAACAAGATCGAAGGTGGAAACAGAATAGCAAGTGTGATGACGGTCGCCATGAGGGCGACCTGCGCCAGTGTCCTCCAGACGCCGCCGCCGGCCACCATGGGAGAGACAGCCAGCCAGTCACCGGCGCGGGGAATGACGTGCTCCTGTTCGACAGGCTGCAGCACGCGGCCGTTGAGCGAGACGGTCAGCAGTTCGTGGCCACCCGGGAAAGCATCGTCTAGATAGGCCCGCACCGTCTTGAACGGTTCGCATGGAAGAGTGCGATCCTCACGCGAAGTAGCTGGCATGAGTGGGTTGCGAATGTGGATGAGATGGACGACAGCGGAGAGAGCGGTGTCAGTAGCGTTCACCGGGGCGGCCTGGGAGATGGGAATGATTTCTGCGCTCACTTGGCGCCCTCCAGGCTGTAGTAGCCAATAACTTTTCGTTGCCAAAGCGGCGAGTTGACGCGCTCGATGACGCACCCGGTGGCCTCAGTGGTGTGGATCATGCGCGACTCGTCGACCATGAACGCCAGATGATGCTGGTTGGGCAGGATGCGCAGCAGCACGGCGCATCCGGAAACGGGGCGCGGGATCTGGGGGCAATCGGCCAAGGTTGCGCCACCCGCGCCGAGCTGCGCGTGGAGTTCGGCTTCGCTGCTGACGTAAGACGGAACCTGTTTTCCAAGGCGCCCGGCGATCACCATGGCCAGGCCCACGCAGTCGTAGCTCTCCGGCCCGCGTGCGCCGGCGGCGAAAGGTTTGCCCAGCAGGTCGGCGAAGATGGAAGACGCCAGCGCGCGGTCAGACAGCGCGTTCCGTGCAGGTTTGGCGCTGGCCGACGCAGCAGTAGCGGCGCGCGGCTGCAGAGTTTTGACGGTGGCATGCACCAACCGAGGCTTGGGACTGTTCCCTGTTCCCTGATCCCTGTTCCCTATCGTCATACCACCCCCGCCGCGCTGATGCCGTTGGTATCAATGCCGGGGAAGCCGCCAAAGGGGAGAACCGCATTCGGGAAATGGGCCTTGCAACCCGTGACGCCGTCGATGGTTTTGGAACAGCTCGTCATCGACCCGGTATAGCTGCAGCCGACGCCACTCTTGTATTGCCAGATGCATGTGTTGGGCCAGTATTTGTAGGTGGGGAAGAGTCGCCTCATGGGGCTGGCCGCGCCGCATTTGATTTGCACGGTCTTGGCGGTGCAGACGCATTGCTTGATCGTGAACTGCATCGTCAGGTCGGGTTCGCCCGCCGGGTTGGCTGTACTGACAGCGTAGAGGTAGAGGTTGGCGCCGACGATGCCGGCGTACTGCTCGATGACTGTCTGCAACACCCGCATGATGTTCGAGGCAATAATCTCCGTCTCGGGGACGCTGCCGTCGGTGCCGACTTTCAACTCGCCCATCTCAAAATTGAAGGGCTGATAGACCTGCGGGCCGTAGCCGTCGTTGGCGTCGAAGGTGAACGGGTCGAGGTTGCGCACGAAGCGCATATGCTGGGTGGTGACGCCCACGGTGGGCGTTCCGGGCCACTCAATGTCCATGAGCAGCAGCCAGGGCTCTCCGCTCGAGAGCGCATGCCGCTGGGTGTTGGCCATGATGGAGAGCAGGGAAAAGGGCGGCCGGGACGTGGACACTTACACCTCCCTGACTTGGAAGGTGCAGTTGTAGCGATACTGCGCGGCATTGCCGAGCGAATCCACGTCGATCCAGTCGGCATCGGTGTACTTGGGAAGAGTGAGAAAGCGCACCAGGTAGGTTTGGGGATTCTCGGCGTTGCGCGGGTCCGTGATCCGGAAGGGATTCGCGCCGAACGCAGAGCCACCGGCCTTCATGTTGGTGTAGAACTGGTCGAGCGCGGCTTTGTCGTCGGCGGTGAGCAGGTCGACGGTCATTGAGAAGGTGCGCCGGTTGCGCGTCCAGCGGGCCCGGGCAGACTCCATCCCGTTCTCCATGTTGTCGCGCAGGGTCGGGTCTACCGGGTTCTCACTCTGTTTGAGAGAGAAGGCGCGCGAGAGTTCCGGGAAGTTGGGATAGGCAGCCACGCGAGAGAGTGCCGCGGATTGCCCGAATCGGTCAAGCTGGGGCAGACTAGCCACATGGCAGACCTGCTGAACATCAAGGTGGACGTGGACGGGCCTCTGGCGGCGTGCAAGGAACTGCGGGAGAATCAGATTCCGTTCACCATTGCCCGGGCACTGACCATGACAGCGATCGAGGCGCGCGACGCGGTGCGCGTGGAGGAGAAGAGAGTCTTCCACACGCGCAACGACTGGACCACGAGCCGCACGCTTGTGAAGATGGCCACTAAGCAGGATCTGACGGCGCAGGTCTACACCGACACCGCAAACCGGAAGACGGGCGCGCCCGATTATCTTCCCCGGCAGGAAGAAGGGGGAATCAAGCGGCCGAGCGGCTATGGCGTGCAGTTCCAGGGAGGCAGTTACCTGGCGGTGCCCACCAAGGTGCTGCTGCGGATGATCGGTGGCGGCATCATGCCGGCGAAGTACCGGCCAACCAATATGCTGCTTTCCGCCACCCTCGGGCCACCCACCAAGGGACAGATGCGCCGGCGGCGCGCCCAACTGCGGGAAGGGATGTACTACTTCATTGTGACCTTCAAGAGCGGGAAACTAGGCGTCATGGGCCGCAACGCCAATGACGCCCGGGACGCGGCTGTTCCGCTTTACATCCTGACGCCCGACGCCCATGTGACAGCGCGGTTCCCCATGGACCAGACGGTGAAGGATGTTGTCGAGCAGTCCTTTTCCGGGAATTTCAGCAAGGCAGCTATTGAAGTTATGGGCAACGACCTCTTGCGCGGGAGCGGGGTCAGCGTTAGACTGTAGGGGCTCTCGGGGGAGCGCAAGTCATGAACGTCTACGGTTCTGAACGCATCCGTATTTACATCTACGCTGCAATCTTGCTGAGTCTGGGAATGATTTTCGCCTCGGTGGAAGCTTCGCAAGCGCTTTTGCTGATCGCTATAGATAAGGGTTGGTATCTAAACGTCACCGATCCCACTTGGATCGTCCCTGCACTTCTCGTTACCGGAAGTCTCGTTTATTTCGTCCCGGTTTTTGTCGCAGCGCGGAAAAAGCCACGTTCGCTGAGTGGAATTTTTGTTCTGAACCTATTCCTTGCCTGGACGTTCGTTGGATGGGTTGCGGCGCTGGTATGGGCCATAACTCCAGCGCCCGCGATTTCAGTCGAAGCCTGATTATTTAGGCGCAAAGCCCTGCATGGCCGCGCTCATCGGGCCACCCTGCTGCATGTCTTCAAGCACGGTGTGGATGATGAACTGGCGTGCCTGTCCATCCCAACTTACTCCGGCCTGTTTCTGCTGCACCGGATTGCTTGAGTTGTTGATGGTGTTCACAGTGACGTTGGGCGCGGCGCCCCCGCCGCCTTTGGCCGAGGCAAGGCCCTCCAGAACATCGTGAGGCAGTACGGTTCCGGGACCCTTGGGAGCGAACAGTTCGGAACCGCTCCCGTCTCCTCCGTCCCCCACAACCGCCCAACCTTTATCAATGTCGCCTCCATTTGCAAAGCCAGTTAAGCCCTCCATGCCGGCACTAGAGATATCGCCGAGGTCCGACACGCTGCTGGTTTCTATGCCAGATGCGCCGACCTTGGCATTGGCAAGGACAGAGGCACCCCCATTCCCAATGCCGAAGAGCGAATTCATCAGCGGGATCAGCGTGCGCTCTTCCAGCAGCTTCATTGCGAAGCGGTCGAGGTCCATGATAGCCGAGTCCACCAGGCTCTTCATGCTCATCTTTCCCTTGATAGCCCCCTCGGAGAGCTGAGAAAAGAAACTTCCAGCGGCCTGCGCGGCGGCGCGGGCTCCTTCAACGTTGAGCTTGTCACTCTGCGAGTCGCCGGCATGTTCCGCCGCGGCCAGCCGCGCATCTTTCTCCTCCTGGAGATGCCGCGCGGCGATAGTTTGCTGTGCGGTTTTGACTTGTTCTGCCCAAGCCTGATTCTGCATCTCGGCCGTGATCTGCCCCTCGGCCGCCTGACGCGCATTAGCCAGTTCGGTAAGCTTGGCATCGAGTTCAACCAGTTGGGCCTCAAGCTCCAGTTTGCGGGGTGTGTCGCTCTGACCCTCGGAAGCGATGGCCGCTTGAAGAGTGGAGCGCTTCCGCTCCGCGGCTGCTATCTCCTGGTTGTACTCGCTATCAACCAGCACCATCCGCTGGCGTAGGTAGGTCTGCTCACCGACTAATCCGGCCTTATGCTCTGAATCCAGCAGGGACAGGCGCAGGGCACCGGCAGACTTGGCAATCTCAAGCTGCGCGTTCTCGCCGGCCTCAGTAAGGCGGAGCTGCGCCGCAACCCGCTGATTGGCTTGTTCCTCATCCTTCCGGGCCTGTTCGGCCATGTATCGATCGATACTGCCATCGATGGCCGCACTGCGATTTTCTGAGCTAAGTACAGCTCGTCCGTCCTTGGCGCTCGCCTGGTTTACTTTATCGTAGGCTTCTTCTTCTTTTTTGAGCGCTGCCAACACCTTATCTGTGGCCTTCTGCTGTGTCTCCGCGATCTCCGCCTGACGGGCCTTGATCTCCTCCTTCGCAGCCTCCATCTGCACCTTGGCAACGTCTTCGTTGTCGCTGAGTCCGGCCTTCTGCACGCGGTGAAGTAAATCCTGCGACCTATCGAAATCTCCAGGCTGTATGGGAGCTTTGGATGTGCGGGCCGCAACGAACTGGCTTTGGAGCTCGACTTGGGCTTGGAGATCGGCGATGCGCTGACGATCTGCCGCAATCTTCTGCTGAAGTTGGATCGCTTCGAACGCTGCTCCGGTAGCAGGCCCTTCCTTTGCGGCGATGTCTTCGATTGCACGATTCTTCATGCGCGCAATGACTTTGTCGAAGTCTTCACCCCACTTCAGGGTTTCGGCATCCGCTTTCTTGATCTCGTCGCTTACGCCGACGATCTGACTCACGGCAGCCTGCAGCCAGTTCGTTCCCAGACGTTCACTGAGTTCGGTGGCATCTTTACCGAACTTGTAGACTTCATCTCCCATGCGCGCAAGCACCCCGGCGAGGGCGACGGCCCCCACCACAGGAAATGCCGCCTGGAGCGCGGGGCCGAGTCCCAGGGTTCCGGTGAGGAAGCGCTCAACGGCGCGGATGGGGAGATTCCCCTCGAGTTCGCGAATGGCTCCAGAGGCAGCGGCCACCTGGGGAACCGCATCGCCGAAAGCCTTCTGGACCCGCTCACCAGATGCGGAAAGTTGGCCCTGCATCTCGACGGCACGCTGCCGGGTTTCCTCCATCTTGGCTTCGATTTGGCGGAGGGCTTCGGCGGCACCTTCGCCGCTGCCCGAGATGTTGATGACGATGCCTTTGCTTGCCACGAGTGCGGCCTCCAGTTTTCAGTTCACAGTGTCACGACTTGCGGTTTGCTGTCACATCGGATGCGCGGGCGCGCGTGGTAGGATTTTTGGCACTATGCCAATGCAACCTCCGTCGCGCCCCCCGGCGCAGCAGCCGCCACAACCACGCCCTCAACCGGTGCGGGATTCACCGACGCGCACGCAAGTGCCGCCCCCAACCCCTAGCCACTTTGACCCCATCAGGAAAGGCGAGAAATAAGGATCAAGACCAGAACGGCGAGGTTGAGAACCCAGGAAAGCATCGTACATTTCCGAGCCAGAGTGAGCTGATCGAGTTTCCTCTCATTCCGCTCAATACCATCGGCCAGGCGCTCATTGATCTGGTTGATAAGCCCCCAAAGAAGAGTGCTGCGAATCGTACTCTCGGTGGCATCCGGTGGCGCGGCGGCGACTATCCCGTCGCGCCATTCTTCGCTGAAGCCGGGCCCCAGGTACCCCTGAATCTCAAGCACCTTGTGAGCGAACCACACGGCAAAGCACAACGCGACAAAGCTCGCAAACTGGGCGAACAAGGCCTGTTTCGGGATGGAAGAAACCACGAGCAAAACAGCAGGCTGAACGGCTAGAAAAGCCGCCGCGGCGAGAACAAGGCCTGCCTTCGCGTCAATCGCATCGGTTGCCTCGTGGATTTGGTCCTCGCGCCGTTCCAGCGCGTTCATCAGGAGATCGTCGCCGATTCGTTCCATGGATTTCACTCCGCAAAACAGGGATTAGGGGTTAGGGTTCAGGGATCATGGAGGAGCCGGTTGCCCGGCTCCCGCGATGGCTGACTAATCCACCCTGCCCATGTTTTTTGATTCCGACTCCAAATGACTCAGTCTGTCGGAACTGCTTCGGTATTTCTGGAGAGCGGCGTTTACCGCCTCCGGGCTGGGCAACCGCGTAAAATCGAAGCGCTCGTTTTGAATCGGCTGCTTCAATTGAGAGACCGCGCGTTCAAAGAGTGAATGCCACGAATCGAAAGTCTCTCTGAGCTCTTCGATTGTTCGCTTGAGATCGTGGATATGGCCGAGGGTTTCCAGCTTCTGTTGACGTGCATCTGGTTCAGTCATGAGGTAAATCTCCTGCCCTCCAGCCTACCCCTGCACACCCTTAATCAAAAACCAGCCCGAGTTTACGGCAATGCTCTCTCTCCTCGACAACGGTCCCGCGAACCGCCTTCAACTCGGCGAAATCCGCGATCATCTCCTCATGCGCCGGGAACGAAGGTAGCTTCCCACCAAAAGAGTCCGGATGGATCAGGAAATCGGCTACAGTCTGAAGAGACTCTCCGGTCCACTTCATGAGAACCGTCAACTCGTTGACGCGCTTTTGGGCGTTACTCAGCCGAATCGCAGCAGCTCCGCAAATCCGGTCACGTTGTTCCTGAGACATCTCATACCTTGTGCTGTTTTCCATCTCTTACCCCTCGGTGTCTTTCTTACGTTGGTTGAGTTTCACGAGTTTGCGTAGCGTGGCGGCGACCTTCTTTTGGCCGGCCTTGATTTTCTGGTTCATGGTCAGTTCGCCCGATGCCTCGGGCGCTTCCTCGCCCAGCAACTGGCCGGGCGTGATGCTGTGACCGGTGAGAGCGGTGAGCAGGGGCGACATCCAACTGGCGATTTGGCGGGTTTGGCGCTGCTGCTCGTGGGCGCGGCCGTCAAGCATGAGGCACCACTCGCGCGGGGTGAGCCGCCAGAAGGCCTCAGGAGTGAGCCGAAATACGCTATAAGCGATTCGCTGCGCCGCATCCCAGTCGAACTCCTCATTTTCTGCGGGCTTTAGTTGATTGCCGGCGCGCCCGCTGCGCCTTTTGCGTTTGGGCGTTTGCCCTTTTTGTTCTTGGTTTCGTTGCCTTTGTCCAGCGGCTTGCGTGTGGCAGCCAGGGCCACCAGCAGAGCGTTGAACAGGTCGCCGATGGTGGTGGGCAGGATGTGTTCCTGCACCTGCGCAATGGTCAGAGTTTCACCGGCCTCGTCGGCGTCGCGCTGCAGCCCGACCCAGAGGAAGAATTCGAAGGCTTCCTGGGAGCGCAGACGCACGGGACGGATTCCATCCTTGTCAGGCTTGACCTTGGGATCGGACTCGAAGAGCTCACGCCAGAAGCCGGCGCCGTAGCGCTGATAGATGCGGAAAGTGGCGCGGCTGTCAAAGCAAAGCACGCGCACGCGGTCGAGGTCGACAGGAATAAAGAAGCGCTGCGGGTCGGGCTGGAGGCCGCGGCGCGGTGCGGGTTCGATGGGAAGTGCGTGAGTCATGAAGTTGATTCCCCCTCAGCGGATAGTTACTTGAAAAAGGGGCCGCACTGCACGATGGCGATGCGGCCGGCGGTAAAGTTGGGTGCGGGGCCGGGAATCGAACCCGGAAGCTTCGGGTATATGAGCCCAAGGCCGCGCCGTCATCCCCGCGTGTGCGGGGGCAGGGATCTGAACTGACCCGTGCCCCCTGATCCCTTCAGTTAGTCTTCTGCTTCACCGCCGATGGCGGCGATCTGCGCAACTGCGGTGAGCGGGCCGGTGCCCTTGAGGCTCACGTCCAGGCCGACGAGTTTGCCGACTCCGGAAGTGAGCGTGATGCCGTCGATCCAGGCGGAGCCGGTGAAGGATGCGCGGCCTGTGGCGACCTGGTTGAAGAAGTTCCACTTAGTTGCACCCGCCGGTGTGGAGAGAGCGGCCGTGATGTTGGTAGCTTGCGAGGTATCGCCGTCAAGGAACGCGAACTTGGCTTTCGCGGTCCACGAGATAGTGGAACCCTGCGAACTTTCAAAGCCTTGATCGTCGGTGGTGGTGGAGTCGACCGTCTTGCGCTTCCAATCGATCGACCACTCGATGAGGCCCAGGATCTGGGTCTCGGAGCCGGAAGCGCCGACGCTGGCTTGGGCAAAATCGCCGGTGGGACGAATTACGGGTAGGGCTGGCATTGCGGTTGGCCTCCTTAGGGCACAAGCACGCTGGGATCGCCCCGGGACGTGCCGAATTCGGTTTCAAACGTCACGACGAGGGCGCACTGGTCATAATCGGCGTCGCCTTCGCGCTCCCACTTTTGGCCGGCGTAGCGCGTGATGCGCGCCAGGCCGCCGAGGGTGGGGTCAGAGAGAATGGCCTGCGAACCGGCGACAAAGAGCGGGTCCACGGCCTTGTCGACTTCATTGACCGCGGCGGCCATGCAGCGAACGCGGAAGCGAAACTTCCAATCGACCGAGCCGGAATAAGACTCGGCGTAATCCGGCTCGCCGTCGTCGGGGAGCACGTTGAAGGCGGGGAGTTGGTCGGGCTTGAAAGACGCCATGCGCGTGCGATAAGCAAGCCATTGAGTGGTGTTCAGCGCGGCCACGACGGCGTCGAGAATCTGCGACTGCACGCTGGGATTGATGGTGGGCATCAGCTCACCGCCTTGAGCGGGTAACGGAGGAACGCGCCGTCAATGTCGGCCGCTTCATCCGCGACGGTGTAACTTATGCCATTCACGACGATGGCCGCCCCTTGCTCCGGCATCGTGGTGAAGGCGTTGTAAGGTAACTCGATGGTGGTCTGCTGCACGGAGATTCCACCGAATCCCTCGTCGGCCAGTTTGGTGGCGATGGGTTTATTGAGGATGCCTTTGACCATGACGCCGCCGAACAGCACAGGCACGCCCATGTCTGCGGTGAACACGCCGAGATCGGCATCGCCAAACATTACTTTGCGGACTCCTCGGCAACGGCCGGTTCAGGGATCGCCTCGACCTGGCCGGTGGCAAGCAGCTCGGCCGCATCTTCCGCGGACAAGGCAACTTCTTCGCCAGCCTGCACGGGACCGCCGGCGGCGATCACCGGGCGGGTGGCACGATACTTCTGCGTTTCATCGGGCACGGCAATAACTCCTGAGTTCGCGGTGAGCGTCATGGGCGACTTACTTTTTTACGTCGCCGGGTTTGAGGAACTTGGCCTGGCCGTGGTGCACCAAGTCAAACGCGTCGTTCGCAGAGACCTTGATCTGCGCGCCTTTGTGGAAGGGCTTGCCCTCGACGATGATGGACTTCAAAATCTCGATGGCGAGAAACTTGTCGGTGTTCGGCGTGATCAGTTCGACTGCCATGTATATCCCCTCGGAAAGATTTGAGTTTGTTGGGGGCCTTTCGCATTGCGCTACTCAGCCCCGTCTTATTGGGTAACTCGTCACCGCGCCGGATTAAGGCTCGGCCGTGGTGTTGGTGGCGTCCAAGTACACGCTGAAGGCCTGCGCATAGGTGGGTTCCACGTCGACCATGAAGTTAGCGATGATCTTGACCAGGGCTTGCTTCGCACCGGTATACGGGTCGAGCAATAGCTCCATGGCGCCCCACTCGGCCACCGTGAGGCAGTTCCAGACGCCCGCGATGCCGGCGTGAAGGTTGGTGCCAGTGCCCTTGGTGCCGGTCTTGGGCAGCAGGTTGGACCAGTCGGCCTTGAAGCCATTGATGTAACCCTGGCCGCCTTCGTTGGTCCAGATGGGCTGGGCGATGGTGTTGGCCAGCTTGGGAACGCCCTGCAGGTAGCCCGCAATCTCAGGCGTGACGAGATAGCGCGGAATGCCGAGGCGGTCAGCGTTGTAGACGGCCACATCCATGATCATGTCGATCAGGTTCTGGAAGATGGGAACGCCGCCATTGGTGCCGATGGACATGAGCGTAACGCCGGTGGCGTTGAGGATGCCTTTGGGCTGGTTGGCCGTCCCGGTGCCCGCAAGCGCCACCTTGTCAATGGCGATGGCCGCGCGCTGGACCAGCGAGTTGCGCATCTTGGCCTCGACATCGATGGAGCTCTGGGTGAGCAACTGGCGAGACCACGAGGTGGAACCGGTGGCCTGTTTGGGCGTGAATGCCACCTGGCCAAAGGTGGCGTCGATGTCAGTGTTGTCAGCGCCCGGGTTCTCACCCACCCAGTTGAAGTCAGAGTCCGTGAGTTGCTTGGGCAGCGAGAAGTTGGAACTCATGCCGCCCATGAACTCCGCGCCCAACTCAAAGGCCTTGACGGCGGGGCGAAGCACATCGAGAAAGCTGACCAGTTCCGTGGCCACGGTGGCCCCGCCGGCGGCGGTGGTGCTGGTAACCAGGGCGCGCTTCTGAATCTCCTGCGGGGTCAGGCGGAAGATGGGCTCCATGGTGGGGATGAGCAGGCCGCCCGAATCGCGTCCCAGGACCTTGGTGAGTTCCTGCGAGACTTCGCGCTCGAAACCGGCTTCCTCGCGGATGCCGGTGCGCTCGGCCGAGATGCTGCGCACGGCGCGCACGATGCTGTACTGCTTGCGCTCTTTGTCCGTGAGGGTGACAGGAGAACCGGAGTTGAGCGTGAGCTGCGCGGCGCGCTGCTTTTCAAGCACGAAGGCAGAGACGGCGTTGCCCTCGGCTCCGCTGTTGATGAACTCATCCGCCTTTTCGCGGGTGAGGATGTCAGGGTACTGGCGCGCCAGCAGCGCGATATGGGTCGTCCGCTTGCGCTCATTCGCGAGCTGATCGGCGCCCACCTGGATAGCGGGGGTTTCGGGAACGGCGGTTACGGGTTCCATGGATCGTTGCTCCTTCGCAGTGGTGATGGTTGGGGGGAGGATGGCCGGGGCCAGAAAGCGCACCGGATATTTGGGAAGTTTGGGATCGTCCTTATCGAGCGAGCGGCCGAGGCCTGCCTCGGTATCGGCGGGAATGGCGACGAGCGAGCCCTCGACAGGCTCCCAGCTCACGGCGCGATAGGTTCCGAGATAGTCTTCGTCCTCATCGTCGTCGGGATCGATGTCGGCCACGCGCTGGTATTCGTTGACCAGATAGCCAACGCTCATGTCGGTGAGGGTGTTGTCATCGACTTCCTGACGCACGGAACGGGCAAAGTCGTTGGTGCCGAAACGCGCATCGCCGCTGGTTTTGCCGCTGCCGATGGTGATGTTCTCGATGCGGCCGGCGCGCTGGTCGGGGTCATGATTGACGAGCAGAGAGAGGCCACGCTCGGCGCGGCCCAGGTCAATCTCGCCGGCGTCGTGGCCCAGCACCTCGTAATACCAGCCATACCAGCCGCCGCGGCGCACCGGTTGATCGGTGGCCAGGACGAGCGGATAGGACGGTTCGGCGTCACCGGACTTTTGTGCGCGCACCTGAATGGTGCGTTGTCCGATGGGGAGCGATTTGGGCAGTTCGCGCTTCTGGCTCATTGCGGAGGCATCGTCGCACGGAAGCGCGAAAACGTGTCAAGTTGGGCGGTAGGGGTTGCCGATTACTTCCTAATCCAACTCCTCATAAGCGATTCCAGCCTCGTGAAACATGGCCAAAGAGAGATCGCAATCGGCTTTCCATCGATCCGGAACGATCCCTTTGACGGACACCACTCGCGACACGCCAGCCTGGATAAGCAACGCGGCGCACTGAGCGCATGGCGTGAACGTCACGTAAGCCGTTGACCCTTTCAGACTGTGACCGTTGCGCGCTGCTGCCGCAATTGCGTTAGCCTCGGCGTGAACGATCAGTCGATACTTGAGTTCGCGCTGCTGCAACCGTCCGTCATCTGCGATACCGCGCGGAAATCCGTTGAACCCCTCGGAGAGTTGTGCGTGGTCTGAATCGGCAATCACGCACCCAACCTTCGTGCTCGGGTCTTTCGACCACGATGCGACCAGGACGGCCATCTCCATAAATTTGCGATCCCAATTACTTTTCGCCATAGCTGTTCTTCTCCCCTTGGTGAAATCTTAGTCAACGGGTGTCAGGGGCTTTTCCGCAGTTCGCGACGGTGCCTGCTTACCGGCATTCCTTCGTTCCTAAACACTCTGCGTAATTGCTTCAAGTCCGAAG